ATCATAATAGTTTGCTTAGTGTCATCCCAACACCAATAACCACCCCATGAAGGTAATTTAACTTTATTTCCTTTTTTCATTTCTTCTAATGCTTGTTTAAAATTCATAATAACCTCCTAAAATACATCACTCGGTGCAGTTGAACGACTGCCTCTATGCATTGGTTCGAATTGTTGTTCTTGTGCTTGATGTCGTTGTGTTGCTTGTTGTGGTTTATATGTTCCATTAACTATTTGTTGCATTTCTTCTAATGTTGCTTTAATTATAAAACTTCCTTCAAGTTCTTGTTTTTTAGGAAGGTCCTCTAATTTTGTATTGTCTTTTCCCATTGGCATAAACTCATATTGAGTTTTTTGGTCACCTTTTTTACCTCGTCTTATAATTTTAATTTTTACTGCTGATAAATCTCCGAATTCATTCAAATATGTTATTATTTTTGGCACAAATGAGGCACCTCTTTCCCATATTTGAACTTCATCTGGTCTATCTGATGTAATAAGTTGTAAGAATAATTTTTCTTTTGGTTTATTCCCATGTTTGCAAAGTGGACAATCGTCTGCATGTGCTTCACCATTTGCGTCAACTGAATTACAACTTACATATCTTTTCTTTCCTTCAACTTCTACTTCATGTACTAAAAAATAATCTATATCTGACCCATCTGGTTGATTGTATAAAAATCTAACAACTGCACTATCTCCATCATCTTTTAGACTGAAGTATCCTCCATTTCCTGAACTTTGATATTTTCCTGCGTTTCCAATTCCTATTCTTGCCATTTTTTCTTTCCTCCTAGTTTCATAAAATTTTTATAAGTTTTTAAAGTAGAGGATATATTTTATAACCCTCCTCTCTGGGTTATGCATATTATATAGAATATTTTACATATTTTGTTAACTAATTAGACAGTATATTATTACTAAGAAAAATACAAAACCGCATATAAAACCTAAGCTAAAATTTATTATAAAATCTATAGTTACCATGTAAAACCTCCTAATCACATTTTGTCCAACCACAATTAAAACAACTAATACATCCTCCTGTATGATTTAAATCTGCACCACATTCGGGACATTTGGCAGTTTCAATTTTAACTTCGTCATTAATTTTTAATTCAGTAATTACAGGTTGATTAAGATAAGTCTCTTTAAACATAGTATGCAGATTTAACAGTTCAACACCTATTGCTTCTGCACAACTTCTGCCAGGACTTATAGATGCATCTGTGTTTCTCTTACTTACAAATGAAGGGCAAGCTATGACAGATTTTAGTTGGTCAACAATATCTTCAACACTTGCACCTCTTTTACCTGCAAGTGAGATTAATCTAGATAAACCTGTCATATAACTATTGCAACCACCTTTCGAACCTTTATTTAAGAAAATATGACATAATTGACCTGTTTCCTTATGGAAATAAACAGTCATCCATAATGAGCCACAACCTGTCTGTAATTTTGACCCAAAGGCGATACAATGATTTATATCAGTATCTATATTAGTTACTGGAACAGGTTTTATTTCTTTTGGAGTCTTTACATCACCTTTTAGAATTCCTTCTCTTTTACATCCTTCTCTAAATACAGTCAAGCCTTTACAACCTAGCTCATGAGCTAATACATAGGCTTTGAATACATCTTCGACAGTTGCATTATTTGGTAAATTAAGAGTACTAGATATACTAGCATCAATCCATTGTTGCCAATCCGCTTGAGTTTTTACTCTACTCATATAATCTAGGTCTTTTGCTCCTATTAGATAAGCTGGTTTATTGTTTAGCATATCTATGTCATCAGCTTCTATTGCGCATTGAACAATAGCTGGATATTCCATATATACTTTATCTTCATCATTCAATGATTTTGTAGTTCTTGCAAATCCGTTGACATCATATATAGGTTCAACTCCTGTTGATATTCCGAGCATTGTACCAATACTACCTGTTGGAGCTATTGTAAATAATTGACTATTTCTTAAACCATATGATTTTATTAAATTAATAGTTTCGTCATAAATTTCACCATCTTCTATTTTACTTTGCATATAAAATGAATTGAGTATATAATCTTCATTATATGATTCAAATGGACCTAGTTCTTTTGCAAGTAAAGCAGACTCTTTAAGTCCCACATTACATAATGCCATACCGATTGATGTTATTAAATTCGAGCATCTATCACTACCGTATGGAATTCTCATTTTGATTAACATATCCCCAAATCCCATAATACCAAGTCCAATCTGTCTCCATTTTGAAACTGTGTCTCTTTGTATTTGGAGTGGGTGCAATGGAAGTCCTTCATCTAATACTTGATTTAATGCTCTTATTGCGATTTTTACAGCTCGTTTAAATTCAGGTATATCAAATGCGGGTTTTTTGCCAAATGGGTCTTTTACAAATTCTGATAAGTTTAATGAACCTAGTAAACAACTACCACCTGCTGGTAAAGTTTCTTCGGCGCAGGGGTTTACTCCTGCAAACTCAAATTCACCATTCTTAATATATTCAGATAATAATGTTTCTGTATTTACGTTATCCCAAAATAACATTCCAGGTTCTCCCCAGTTCCAGTTATTCTCTGCTAATTTGTACATTAGCTCATTAGCATTACCATCGCCTGCTATAACTCTAGTCATAAATAAATCATCTGTTCTTACGGATATATTACAACCTTCTAATTTTTCATTTTGAGTTTTAGCGTTAATAAAATCTTTTATCTCTGGATGATTTACATCCATGCTTATCATTAATGCACCTCTTCTACCCTTTTGCCCTATTGTTTTAGATACATTATTGAAAGTCTCCATAAAACTTACTGCTCCTGTTGTAGTTAATGCTGCATTATTAACATGACTTCCTTTTGGTCTTAGTTGTGATATATCAATACCACAACCTCCACCATAACTAAATGTTCTTGCTAAATGTTTTGCTGTATCATATATATCTTCTATACTGTCACCTACTTGAGGTAATACATAACAGTTACTATAAGTTACTTTTCTATCTGTCACTCCTCTTGATGCTAATATTCTGCCACCAAATATAAATTTTTTATTTATTATTAAATCTTTAACATCAGCATCTTTATTTGATATTCTATCTAGCCATTGGTCGAATGTCTCATCACCATTTTGATATTTTTTCTTCCAAATATCCTCTCCTAATTGACTCAAGTTCCAGTCTTTTAATTCCATATTCATTCCTCCTTATACAGCTTTTAAATCTATTAATTTTTCTTGTAATGCTTTTACTACTACATTAGCACCTGCTCTTGAAATACCTATTTGAGCAGCTACAGCTGATTTAGTTGGTTTACAACCTTCTAGTAAAGCATTACAGAACTTTCTTTGATTATCATTCATGTCTATACTATCAATGTAATATCGTAACTCTACTTCATCAAAATCTTTTCTATCTGTATGTCCCATACAACTATTTTTGTCTTCATCTCCATCTGCATCACTTGAAAAGTAATCTGAAAATAGTTGTGTATGTGTGCATTGATTTAATACTCTTTTTTGCATTTTTTCTGATTGAGTTAGATGTCTTAACTCATTGTATATATAAGTACAAATAAGACTTGTTAGTTGTGCATGACTACCTAATTTATAATTTTCTAAGGCTTTCCAGATTTGTTCAAGTATAACTGATTCTTTTGTAGATTCATCTAATCCTAAAAATTTTGATGCTATTGAATTAAATTGTCCATGTCCTGTTTCATATACGAATGCTATTATCACATCCTTATTGCCTTTGTGATATTCGTTAATTAATTCTTCAGTTGTTTTCTTTCCTGTAAAATTATCCATAATATTTAAAAATATTTCGTGTTTCATAATATATAACCCCCATATTTGTTAATTTATTTTATACTTAAATTATATACTAAAGTATGTAATAAGTCAAATACTTTTTAGTAATTTTTATAAAATATTTTTTAACGGCAACGATAATACTTCAGCTCCTAAATCATTTATGTCTCTTTTGTCGTTACTATTATATTGTAGTATTTTTAATACCTTTGTTGTATTCAATTTTCTTATTATCTTGTAAGTGCCTTCAATTCCTGCTGTATCATTGTCAAGTGCTATTATAAATTCCCTTGTTGGTAACATTTTTAATAGATTATATTGTTGTCCTCCACCTGTACCTAATAATGCTACTGCAGGTATTCCTAACTCCCAAAGAGTTAACGCATTAAATATTGATTCAACTATCCATACCGACTTATAATTCCCAATTATACATTCATATCCACCAAATATAAAATCTGTCTTTTTTACCCCAGCGGGGATAAAATAAAATTTACTATATATATTACGTGTTTGAATAAATTTTATATTTCCTCTTAAATCCTTAACTGGTAAAGTAATAGTCATGTCCTCTGGATTACAACCTATACTAAACTTATTGCATATTTCTTTTGATATACCTCTATCTGCTAGATATTTACAATAATAAGCATAGTTATCTAATATTGTATCTGGTATTGTAGGATATTTTTCAACTGGTTTACTTCTATCTATATTTAATTGCAAATCTCTAGGTGTTTCTAATAGTGTAGTTCTATATTTTGTCTTAAGCCAGTTGTTCCCATATAATCCTCCGTCTCGGTAACCAAAACAGAAAGATATAAAACTAGTTAAATCTGCTGTATACCCACATGTAAAACAATGTACAGTTCCAGCTGGTATGATTTTACCAGATGCACGTGTATCAACTAAAGACATTCCACAACTTGGTTTTCTCTCTTGCCCATCTTTATGTGAAGGACAAGAAATCATAATATTGTCATTTACTGGTTTTATAGAATGTAATAACTGTATATTATTTAGTTGCAAGTCTTGTTGTAAATCATTAAGTAATGTCAACCCATCTACATCTACACATAAACCATTCGTCTTAAACATACAATCTCCTCCTTATTAATTTATATATTATATACAATTTTTACACAATTTGTTAACATAAAAAGACCCTAGCTTATAGCTAAGGTCTTTTTTGCGGTTACTCATAAATTATATTATAAGGAGAAAGTTTAATGGGGAATAACTTCCTTACATATATTATATACGATTATAGAAAAAATATGTTAACTAAAATTTTAAAACACATCTGTTACATCTGGAATTCCTGTTGGAATATTAGTTGAATTATTTTTAAAGGGTAATTCAGGTTCAGATTTTATTTGACCCTCTTCTGATACAAATCTAAATGTTCCTAAGTCTATATCCCAACTATATATGAATTTTTTATTATTTTCTCCATATCTATTCTTTGTTATAAGTAGTGACAATCCCAACTTCGTTTGAACAAGTGATATAACTCTACTACTATTCTGTCCTATTGCGTCTGATTCTCCTATATCTGCTAGTTCTGGGTTTTCAGGTTCTTCTGTATTAGTTTTATTACGATTTGCTTGAGCATCTGCTAGTATAGGAAGTCCTAACTCTTCTGATATACGGAATAAATCCATTGTAATATTACTTAATTGTAGTCTCCTATTCTCTCCCTTTCTTTCGTCATCCATTAATGATAACTGGTCAATACCTACTATATCTGGAGTATATTTTTTAATTAGTGCTTTTAATGTGCTTACTGTCATATATTTCCCGCCTAAGTCTTTTGGAGTAACAACAATAAAAGGTTGTAGACTATTTGCTCGTTCTTGCAAATCGTTTTCATAATTAGAAAACTGAACAGCTGAAATTGTACCTCGAGTTAGCTGCCTATTTGAATAGTTTAGCGCAAGTGTATCATGTCTATATCCTACTTGCATGGCACTCATTTCACCCGAATATAATAATATTCTTTTGCCTTGTGAATGTGCAGCAGTTAGAAACTTTTGTAATAACCAAGATTTACCTTGATTTACTCTACCGACAATAGTTACTAACTCTTCTCCAGGTAGCCAACCACCAAGTATATCGTCCAATTCTTTTAATCCTGTTGATATACCCAAAATACCCTCTGTACCCTTCTTAGAATTGATATCTGCTATTTTTTGATTAACTATATTATTTATATCTGTACCTTGTGTGATAGAGTTATTAACAAGTAATTTCTCACCTTTGGATAAAATATTTCTAAGTCCTTCAAATGCATTTTGTTTAAGTAGCTCAACTGATTCATTAAATAAATCAGCAGCATTTCTAAATACATAATCTTCTCGTAAATTTTCTAATAAATACTTTTGTGGTTCTAATACATCTAGTAAGTCAAATTCAGTAAAGTTTGCTAAGAATGTTGCTTGGTCTGGCACTTTACCATATTTCTTATAATGTTCTAATATATAATTCCATTCTTTTGTATAGTTAGGAAAGAAGTCTGCATTAATACCCTCTTCCAAATATGAATCTATATTATTTTCTGCTAATATATTATTTATGCATTGTAACTCTATCATATTCTGACCCCCTTTGGTGTACGTTGAGGTGGATTATTAAATTCAACTATTGTTGAAGTTTCTAATATTCTACTTGCAAGTCTACCACCCACATTATTAACAAATTCATCGTCAATAACATTTGATGTAAATATATTACATTTATTAGAACTTATTCGACTATTGATAAGTGGAAATAAAATTGAATGGTCATAGTCACTTAATTTTGTACAACCTATATCGTCCCATATTACAATATCTACATTAGGTATTAATTCCTCTATCTGTAATAATCTATAATTCTTTTGTGATATTGCAGATTTTTTCTTCATTAGAAAATCATCAACATTAATAAATAGTCCTCTACACTTTGTACCATTACCAGACCAAATTTTGCTGAAATATGAACTCATTAATTTTATGCTCCATGTAGTTTTACCATTTCCATAATATTTACTATATAAGAACAAATTTTGTCCTTGTTGCACAAAATCTAATATATTAGCTTTCACTTGAGCTAAATATTTATATTTTTCTAAATCAACTCCAGCACTTAATTTCTGATTTTCTAAATATTGTAATTGCTCTGGTATATTAGCTAGATTTACTAGGTAATAATATTGACAATATAATGCACAACCACAATTACATGTTTGTTTTGTATAATTACTGCATATTCCCCTAAACCAACATTTATCTTGGGCAAATTTAAATTCTTTTACATCATACATTGTATAACCTCCTCCTTTATATTTTATATATTTTATTTACCTTAATTTGTTAACATAAAAAGATAGCATGATAGTTACCAGCTATCATGCTATGTAAATTGTTAAATTCTATATACAGTAGAATAACAATAATAGATAATACTATTAATGAATTGTATGTATTATATACAATTAATATACATTAATGTTAACTAATGAAGTTTAAATATACTTTCACCATGTGCTCATATAATCTACTCAACGCCATATTATCAGCCACATTATTTTTAGGATATAAATGCTCACTATAACTATCTAAGTCTCTTAAAATATCAACTATGTGAGCATTTTTACATTCATATAAGCCTATTATCTTAAACCAACATTTACAACTGTTCCATGATGTCTCGACTTTATTGTGCACTATTTTTGATTCACAACTAGCAAAAGCATGATTATCTTGATAATATAAGTTATAATCATCGTCAATAAATACTTGTACTTTATAATCTATATCTTTATTAATTGTCGCTATTTTCTTCTTACCTTTTAATTCTTTTGGTTTTTTATCTGTCAATATCTCGATTGTTATTGAATTCATTAATTTCTCATTATACATTTTACTATCTCCTTTATTACAATCTAACTTAAATACCTTAAATCCTATATCAAGATTTTCTATTCCTTCTTTATCTTTGTTTTCTGATACTATCTTGTCTCCAGCTCTTCTTATACGTTCTTTTCCTATTTCACAGATATTTTTGTAACCTGACTTATAAGCATCACTTTTTTCATATGTAAGTTCCGGAAGTTGAACCATAATAAATTTGCGTTTTCCTATATCCTCCATATTTAACTGCATTACTGCATGTGCAGTTGTAGATGCTCCTGAAAAAAAGTCTAGTACTATATCATTCTTATCTGTTGCTAATAATAATTCCTTTTTTATTAATTCTACTGGTTTAGGATAATCAAATAGTGCCTTATCATTAAATAGTTTTTTTAAATTTTGAGCAGCTGATTGTGTATGACCAACTTCTTCATGATACCATAAGCTTATAGGCACTATTCCATTTTGGACTTCACTTAAAAAACGCTTTATTCTTGGAACATTGTCTCCATTTTCTCCAAACCAAATTCTATTATCTTTTATCAAATCATTTAACTTTTCTTCACTTACTCTCCAGCTTCTTCCATTAGGTGGGTATATTTCTCTACCTGATGGCGTTTTAATACCGTAAATGTCTTTTTCTGTAACTCTACTTACAGAAATGTCTCCTGAAGTCCATGGACCTCTAGAGTCATTATCTAAGTTCTTATATCTAGATTTTTGTTCGTCTGTCATCGGTAATAAATTTCTACTAAATAAATCCTTTGATTTCGCATAGCAATATATATTCTCATGATTTAATGAAAAGTATTTTGCATCATTCTGTGGACTAAATTTTTTCTGCCAAATTATCTCTTGTACATAGTTACTTTCACCAAATACCTCATCACAGATTTTTCTAAGATTAGAATTTTCATTATCATCAATACTAATAAATATAACACCATCTTCTCTTAATAAATTTCTTGCCAATTTTAATCGAGGATACATCATATTTAACCAATCAGTATGATATCTACCATTAGTTTCAGGATTAGCTCTTGTTGTTTGATTAGTAATCTCTTTATAATTAGCAATATTATCCCTAAAATTATCATGATATATAAAATCCTTCCCTGTATTATAAGGTGGGTCAATATATATCATCTTCACCTTACCAAAATAACTCTTTTGAAGTAATTTCAATACCTCTAAATTATCCCCCTCTATATAAAGATTTTCTGTATCATCCCAATTCTTGCTACTCTCTTTATCTGGTATTAAAGTTCCTATTGATGGAGTTTGTGCTAATTTATAAGCTAGTTCTTTTCCTTCCCAATTAAATTCATACATAATATAATCTCCTCTACTATTAATTACTTTCTATAAAGTTCTTTATTAATTAATGGTCTTACAGGTTTTATAGGTTGTAAATCTTTTAATATTTTATCTAATCCCTTTGAAGTAAAATGTATATCTTTATGTCTCACTATAAAGATATATCTATAATCATAATTTGTTATTTCTCCATTATACTCTACTACCCAATCATTATCAAATAAATATTGTTTTATGTCTTTACGTCTTAAACCAGTAGCACTACATACATCATTTATAGTATCACCTTTTATTTTATAATTTAATAATCTGTTTATTTTTTGTTGAAGTTGTTCTAATTGTTGTGGAGTTGCCACCTTATCTATATAACCTCCAGTTCTTCTTATTTCTGGTAATACTTCATGAGTAACCCATTTTCTAAATGGCTTACATTTTTCAGTTTTACATTCTAACATAAAATCATAAAGCTGTTCTTCTGTAATATAACTGTGTCCAGCTTGGACACAAGCTTTAATTTCTGCATTTCTAATATCTTTATCAATTCTTTCTTTTCTTGGGTAAGCTTTGCCAATAGAATTATATTTCACATGACCTAAAGCCATCCCTGTGCTATATATCTCGAATAAAGGTTCTCCATTTTTACCAATTATAACTTCTACATTATTCCCTTCAAAATTAAATAATTCATTCATTTCATATTCCCCCTTATAAATTAAATATATTTTTTATGATAAATCCTAGATTATAGCTATCTGTATTCCTGTCTGATACTCTTATAAATCTACAACCTAATTTCTTCTCAATTTCTTGTTGTCTAACTTCATGTGCATCGTAAGAATAATCTTTATGATTGTTTTCATCATACTCAATAGCAATATTAAGACTAGGTATATAATAATCTATCCTATAATTTAACACATGGTACTGTCTAATTCCTTTAATATTAAATGGTTTTAATGCCTCCTCTAGCTGGTCTAAAAACTCTATTTCATCTCTACTAATTAATATTTTATAATTATCACTTAGTAATCCTTCACTAATTAGGTTATTGATGAGAGATTCTCTAAATTGTTCAGATTTAGTTTTGCAACATTGTATAAGTCTGTATATATCACTTTCAGGTATAACTTTAAATGTCTGACGGTGACCTAATGAATCAGTGCCCACCTTCATTTTAGATTTTTTACAATGGTCATTTGTTGATTTACTTGGATTTTTATATCCTAATACTTTAGCTACATCATTAGCAACCACATACTGTTTACCCTCAATTTTTACTACTCTTATTTCTCATAATTCCTTATTAATGAATAATTGTAATTTATCCATTTTATATTCCTCCCTTTATTATTAATTTAAATATTATATATTAATGTTGGTAATTTTTGTTAACCTCAATTTATATAAAATAAAAATCCCACTTGATAATTATCAGGTGGGATAAATAAAGGGGAGATTAAATGTGGATTTAAATTTTTATTACTTATGTATATTATATATAATAATTTAACTAAAACGTTAACTCCCTCATTAAATTTGTATAAAAAATAACCAGTTAAGAAGGGGGAGATATCTTAACTGGTTATCCAACCTAAAATAAATTAACAAGAGGAGACTTGCTATAAGTATTATGAAATTTATCTAAGTAAATTTATTACTTACATATATTATATATAATTATTCACTATAAATGTTAACTAAAAATAAAAAGTACTTAAATTTATTAACTCTATCTTATACTGCTTATCCATTATACTTTTCCCATAATGGAGTTTTACGTGGTTTATAGTCGTTACATATTTCTTGTAATAATTTTATATTATCTCTACTATATGGAATTTGTTCCCATTTAGTATAACCACCTAATTCATAGAAAAACATATTTTTAATGTTTTCATAGTCTTGTGGATTTTCTGATATTTTGCTGATTCCTAAATGTTTTTTAATTTGATTACCATAGTTATATACTTCTTTACTTCTTAATCCTATAAGACTTTTTATTTCTTCTATTTCTTGATGTTGAGTTTCTAATGTGTTAATTAATGTTTGAAGGCGTATAACATCTTCAACTTTTACTGCGGTTTGTGATTTTATATACTGTTCCATATCATTAAATCTTTTAACGTATTTTGCAGTGAATAATATACCTTTTTCACCTGTAAGTTTATTTGCTAACATCTCACAACCCATTTTAGTGCATTCATAACATTTATTAGATTTACCACTGTTGTCTTTGTATTCACTTATTATAAAATAATCACTCACCCCAACGTTGTGGTCAGTAAGTGTTGGTATTATTCCAACAACTTTTCTACTTTTACTACCTTTAGATGGTTCATATCCTTCTAACATTCTAAGTACTTCCCAATGTTCTTTTCCCATCATGTCTGCTACTTCTCGACTGCTTATAGTTTGTTCATGATTTAATACTTGTAATTCGTTCATAATGAATTACCCCCTTTTTTATAATTATTTAAGAAGTCCTTATGTTTGACCTCTTAAATGTTATATATAAAAATGGATAAATTTGTTAACTAAAATTTGGAAAATAAAAAGTACCTAATAAAGTTATTAGGTACTTAAATTAAAAAGGGGTAATACAATGAAATAATTAAATTATTTAACTGTTACATATATTATATACTAATAATGGATTTTAGTGTAAACTAAAAATACTAAAATTTGTAAATTATTAGTATAGGTGCGTCAGCACAATAACTCTCCCCCAACATTATTTTTTTTAATTTTTTATTGCTTGTTGGTTTGTTTAACTTGTTTAACTAGTATATATTATATATTTTTTCAGAATGTTAATGTTAACCTAAAAATAGTTACAATATTGTAACTTTTAGATATAACACATCTCAATACATTAGTATTACTTAGTTTGAGAGGTGTTAACATTTTTAGATTCTTCGGCTTGCAGTATTTATTTGGTTAACATTATTATTCTGATATGATGTCACTTTTCCATTAGCTATATTACTATCTAGGTTATGCAAAATCCAATCTGTATTGAGCTTAGAAAAGTCAAATATACCTGTATATCCAAGTTGTTTATATTTAATAAGCCATAAATTTAATTTTGCAGCCAATGCTAAATTATTGAAATTATATTTTTCTTTTAGTTTGTTAAATGTCTTATTACAATACACAGCTTGAGTACCGAGCATTTTAGTTCCATATATTTTTTCTACCTTAAAAATAAACCATTTTCTAATTTCTGTCATATTAGGTTCTTGTGCATGTTCTAATTTATATTCGACTATCTTATACTCCTTCTCATTAGGAATTATTTGTTTACTATTCTTTTTAGACTGCAATTCCTTAAACATCTTGCACCTCTTTTCTTGGGTTACCAAATGTTAATCTTGTTTGAGTCGTAGTTTCCACAGCAGGTGCAATATCTTCTATATTAATAATACCTTGATAGATTAGTTGTTGTACTTTTTTCTCGTTGATAGTCGGTTTATACTCAATGCATGATTTGACGCTCTCTGCAAGTCTATCGTCTGTTTCTAGTTTACTTAGGTTAATTAATATATCTATTAATTTATCCTCGTTCATAGAAGTCTTTTCCACCTTAGAACATTTTACACAGAATTCACCTGGAATATTATATTCATTAAGTCCTAAAGATTCAAATTTTGTTTTTACATCATCGACTAATTTTTTAGTCTCTGATTTTATAATTTTTTCCTTTTCTTTTAGTTCATTACATCTTCTTAAAATTGTTTCAAAATTATTTTGACTTTCTACAGTACCTATTTTCATATCAATTCTCCTTTACATATATAAATTATAAGATAACCTTATATAACGTGTATATGAGCCATATAGAGGTTATTTTTTACCTTTTCCACTATACTTATCTGATATAACTTTCATTTCACCTTTTACTTTATTGATTTTGAATGATATTATTTTTTCAATATCATCCTCGCACCAATATCTAGAGTGATTACCTCCAACTCTAATAAAATCAGGTAATAATTTTCTTCCTGTAGTTTCTTCGTACTCATACCATCTGATTAATGTATTTCTAGTAACATGACACAGCTCAGCAGTTTCGAAAGCTGTGTAATATTTTTTACCGTCTATTATTTTCATTTTTATCACGCTCCTATTAAGAATTTTATATCTGAAGGTTGAATTGCTTTTCCGTCTACAATGCGGTCAGACAATTCGCCTTTGTCTTTTATTATTTGATGTATTCGTTCGTCTATTGTATCTTTACAAATTAAGGTTATAATATTAACTGTTCCTTTTGTTCCTATTCTGTGCGCCCTGTCTTCTGCCTGTTCTTTTGTTGCCCTATTCCAGGGTTCGTCAATAAAAATAATTGTACTAGCTTGAGTTAATGTATAACCAGTTCCCAATGCTGGTGTTGTACCTATTATTACCCTACAACCAGGGTCATTTTGAAATTTATCTATTTGCTCCATAGGGTTTTTAGTCTCACTAGTTACTTTTGTCACCCCGTATTTCTCTCTAATCAACTCATACAGAGGGTCTATAACCTTAGTCCAATTGCTATAAATAATTAATTTATCCTCGGTGCTGTCAAGTATATCTAGCACCCTTTCATATTTACAATTTATAGTTTTGGCTGAAGTTAATATGTCGGGGTTTGACGTAACCTGTCTTAACCTAGTTAGTTCAACTAAAGGGTTCGGCATTAACAATATTTTGTCAATATTGTCCATAACTCCCTTTTTGACCTCCTCATACAATTTTTGTTGACTAGAGGATAATTCTAATATCTCATTAGTGTAAATTTTAGGTGGTAAATCCAATACTTCTTCTTTACGTCGTCTTAACATATTTTTATTAAGTATATTTTCTAATTGGTCAAGGTTTTTATACCCAATTACTTCGTAGCCTCCAAATCCTCCCATTTCACAGTACAGATTTTTAAAATAGCTAAGTGAATGATTTTCTACTTGTAGCCATTTCAATATGTTATATAAATCAACAGGGCTATTCATCAGTGGTGTACCTGTAAGCGCTAATCTATAATATGAAGTACAGCAATGAATCGCTTTTCCTTGTTTTGATTGACTGTTCTTGCATTTGTGTATTTCATCTATTATAGTCATTCCTATAACACCATCATCACACATCTTCTTTATTTGACCTTGTATATCCTTGTCTCGGAGCGTTTCGATATTGGTTATAATAAAATATTCATCGTGTATCTGTTTAAGGTCTGCAAGGCGTTCAGAAGTTGAACCAATAACAGTCTTTCCTTTCTTGTTTATTCTAATACCAAGTATATGAGCTTGTTCTTTTGTATGTATTTCTACTTCTTTATACCAGTTCCATTTTAAGTTGTTAACACCACATACAATTAGACAATGTCTCATTTTATGTTTTCTGCTTACTGCTATGTCCAATGCTTGTTTTGTTTTTCCTAATCCTTGTTCATCACCAAGTAAAAATTTATTATGATGCAGCGCATAATTATATGAATCTAGTTGGTGTCTAAAAGGTTTAGTTTTACTTGAATATACGCTATCAGACTTATCATATATATCAAGTAGATTCAAATACTTATGGAACTTTTTCGGAACATCACCACATATTTGTATATTTTCATATTTTAGTTTGTCTAAAATGATTGGAAAATATTCTATTCTGCATTCCCACAGTCTACTATTCCTATGGTAATATCTAGTCTGGAAAGAATGTATTGTATCCAAAATAGCTGGATTATAGTCCCCCTTGATGTAGAGGGACTGTTTATATTTTAATTTTTGTGAGAAGTCGAATTTTAGTTTTATCATATGCATACCTCCTAACAATCGAATTCCTCATCTATGGTAGTGATAGGAACTACTTCTATGAATATTTTTATTGAATCTGAATTATATATTCTTTCAGTTTCTTTTAGTATCTTGCTTTTATATAAATGTCCTATTACGTCTTGAGCTTGTTCTAATGTACTTACAATATGTCGTTTTACCATTTCCCAAGTTATTCGTTTGACATAGTTTAATTGTTTCTGTTGTAACTCAGTTATAAGTAATTTTGTAGCATCATACTTTTGTTCTTCTTTTGGAGTTACTATTTCTGTAGATTTTTCTTCTGTTTCAACTTCTTTAACTTCTTCTACTGCTTTTAATGCTTGTAACTTAGCATATTCTTCATTTGCATCTCTTAAAAAGAAGAATGCGTTTTGAATTAATGCTGTTGCATATTTTTCATTTAATGATATACCTCTTAAATCTTCGGTTGGTATTTCAGCTTCATTAAGAATTATTTTACCTTCTCTGTTAACTACTTCATACCCATTATCGAATTTTTCTACTTGATAGCCTCTAGGTAATCTAGCTCTAGCTGCGTTTATATCAAAGTATAAATCTTTTTCTATTTTAGTTATTTCTGCTGCTTGTATATCTTCTTCGGTAACTTCTACTGTTACATAAGATGCTCCAACTTTTGTTAATGTTAAAGTGTATTCATCTATCACCTCTATCATGTATTCTTTTTTAAGATTATTTACCACTCTTGATAGACCTGCTTTTGATGTTCCTAATACAGATGTTAAAACTGTTTTGTAGTCATCTATTGACCAGTTATTTTTTGCTAATTCATTTAATATTAATTGTTGGTTATCTGTTAATTTCATTTTTCATATCCCCTTTTATTAATTTATTTTATACTTAAATTATATACTTTAGTATGTAATAAGTCAAGTGATTTTAATAAATTTATTTATTTTTTTTTCAATAAAAAAAATAGCCTTATTATTAAGGCTATTTACTATACTTATACTTTTTCAACATATTTACTACCTAATGAAATCCATCCTGTTCCTGATTTAAGTTTACCCCAATTATTATTTTCTTCTATAATTGTGTAGGCATCACCTTTTTTCAGTTCACCGACTTTTTCATATGATATAGAAGGACCTGTTCTTATATTAAGTTCATCTATTATGATTCTCACAACATATGGTGTAAATTTATCTGTAGTAGGTTTTTGTACGCTTTGTTGTTCATCAGTAACAAGTTTCTTATACCATGTCCAACTATACCCAAATCTTTTATGACGTAGTAAGTATGGACAATCTTTTCTCGTCCAAAAGTAATGCTGTACTATATGAGCTGTATCTATTACAGGATATTCTTTCATCAACTCAACACATAAAGCTGCACTATTTTCCCATACTTTTCTTTGTTTTTCTTTGTCTTTACTGTATTGACAATGTTCTATGCCTATAGAATGTCTATTACCTTTTCCGTTTTTACCATCACCAGCGTGCCATGCAACTCTATTAAATTCTACAGATTGATATATCTTATCGTAGTCAACAGTGACATGCCATGATGCAGTACGCCAACCACCTAGATTTGCGCTTCTTAAAGCATTGTACCAATTTATACCTGGTACATCATCATCACCTACATTATGGATTGTTATACTGGTAGGATTCATAGTATAACCTGGAACAGCGTGACCCGGTTTTTCTATTCTATTAGACACAACTGTTGCATGCCCTATTTTACAACCATGTACTAATTTATGATTTTTTATTTTGTTTGACATTATATCAACTCCTATTTTTTAAACCCTATTGATTTCTCTTCCTTAAAAGTTTTATTTAGTTCTTGTACAGCAGCTTCAATCATTACATCTAGTTCATTTTGTGTGATAGTTATCCCATTTTCATATAATAATTGAACTATATAATCTTCACATTGGGCTTTTTTATCATTACCATGAATATCTGTGTATATTTGTTCTACTGCTTTTACACAATCTTTCACTATAATTTTTTTCATTTCTGTGTTTATGTATTTTTGATATAATCTTTTTCCAGCTATACCTAGATAGGCTACTAGAATTGCTAAAAATGTTTGAATAATATTTCCTGCTACTTGATTAATTAATTCTTGTATCATGCTCATGTTGTTGTTCTACCTCCTTTTTTAGTTGGTCATATATTGAATGTACATAACCATTCCCATGCAATTCGATATATCTATCCCCTGCGTGGATTCGCTCCTCCAATGATAAATCTTCATTCAAAATAACAAGCTTTAAAGTATACATTGTATTTTCTTCCATAATTTCTTGAAATTCATGAATTTTATCAGCTACTGCTCTCATTACTTTGAATATTTTTATAAAAGTCGTAACAATTATAGTAAGTGCAGTTAGGAGACTTGCTAGATATAATATAGAATTTACTGTCATATTCGAATACCTCCTTGTTACTTATATTATATTAAAAGTAAGTCTAAAAATATAAATAAATAAAAAACTACCTACATATATAGTAGGTAGTTTTACTTAGTTCACAATATTTTTAAATTGCGTACTAAACTACATATAAAAAAAGACTAGAAATTAATCTAGTCTATAGTTATATCTTTTTTGTATTTATTTTTTATTCTACAATTGTAACAATATTTTACGATTTCACTTTCATATAAATCTTGCCCTTTTTTATTCGTAATATAAAATGTATCACTTTCTACATTTTCCTGTTTTGTATTTAGTCTTAATTCTAATTCTTTCCCACATACTTTGCATTTTTCTTTTATTACTAACATATCAATCGCCCCCTTAAATTTTATTATAAAGCAAATTGATAAAATTATAAACTTTTAATTAAAAATTGGAATGTATATTTTTTTAAATTCTTCATAAAATCTTTGTGCCACAGCCTCATTCCCATATGTTTTATTTAAATGCACTTTATCAGTTCCATTTAATCCGAATTTAGTTACACTATCTGTGTTATCATATCTAAAAATAAAATCATTGAAAAAATCAACATAATGTAAACCATATTTATCAGATAAATTCTTAAACGCTATTGCCTTATTTTTTGCATTGTCTCCATGCTGTGAGTCTGTTTTCCAATGTGAGGCTAATATTATAGGTGTTGTAGGAAATTTTGTTATAATAGCTTGTAAATATTGATTCCATTGTCCAAACCAAGTATCATCTGTTGTATCATCAATTGTTCCACTAATTATAGAATTATGGTCTCCTAAAAGAATTATAGCATCTGCATCCGTCTCATAAGCCTCAAGTCTAGTTCTCCAAGGATTGCTTGCTGTATATGTCATAGATACCCCAGCTACAGCATGATTATATACTGTACTTAATGATAGCCAAGTTTTTAAATAAGTATGCCAATTCCCGTTAGCTGTTAAACTTTCTCCATCCACTATGATTTTTTTATTTTGCCATTTTGAACGATTAAGGTCTAAATTATCAATTTTTTTTGAACTATATGTTTTTTTAATATTAGGTTCTTCTGAAATTGTTCCTATATATTCCCCTTCATATTTTAAATGTGATTCAGTTGTAGTACTACCTCCACTACCACCTTTAGTTATATAATATGATTCTTCTTTATAGGTATCATTTTCAACTGTAAAAGATATATATTTTATATCATCATCTGTTATATTTACGTAACCTTTCAATAAGCCTGTAACATCATCTAACTCAGCGGGTCTATAATTTCGTATAAAATTTTTATCTGAATCATACCCTGTAATAGCTCCATAATTAGTCCAATTTTTATTCCATTTAGAAATATAAATTTCGTTTATTGTTGAAAAATCTATTAAATCTGATGTTTCTCCTATACTTGATACATAACTACCACTATTGTTATACATTCCAGCTTTGTAATTAAGACTAGAAAAATAAATTTTATTTGATTCAGTTGTATCTGCATCAGTTGTATTTGTAATTGTATTTTTTTCTTCCGTCAAAAAAGAAAGTTTTTCGACTCCTATACTTCCGTCAGCTATAGATAATGCACTTAAAGAACCATCATCAATTTTACTTTGGATTATACTTGTCAATTGTTCATCTGTAACAGTATTAGTAGGTATTTCAATCCCATTCCCTAGAAGTGTACCATCTTGCTTTTTAATATATACTTTTCCATCTGTATGTTTTGTTAATGATAAGTTCGCAATATCTTTAAATTGCGAACTTATATCATCGAATTTTTTAGTTGCAGATTTTCCGTTTTCATCTACAACCAAATCTGGAGAAGTATAAGGATAAGAATAGCCATCTTTGCCTTCTCTTATTTTCATTTTATCACTCATTTAATCATCTCCTTTTATTTATTGCTTACTTTTAGGTACAAAAGTTTTACTAACTCCATTTATTGTAACAACTAATTCACCACTTTCATTAAATGACAATTGTGGTAAACTAGAAAGTTTATCAGCTACATATTTTTTAGTAACTAAATCTTTATCTTCAGTAGGAGTACCTTCTTGAGATAATTTACCTGCATACCATGCATTACCTTCCCAGTCTAATGTATGTGCATTAGAACGGGTATTGTCATATTTACCATTACCAACTATATGTGCATATTTATTAGCGGTATCTTCTATATTAAATTTACCTTGAACGTGTTGACATTCAGAAGAAGCTTTAGTGTAAAAACCCTCAGCATGTGAGTTGCTACCTGAAGCAGTAGTACTAAAACCTTCTGCATGTGAATTATCACCTGAAGCAATAGTGGTATTACCTTCTGCGTGAGAGAAGTCGCCTGAAGCAGTAGTACTAGAACCTTCCGCATGTGAAGCAATTCTTGAAGCAGTAGTTTCATTACCCTCAGCATGTGAACAATTGCCTGACGCAGTAGTTAAACCCCCCTCTGCATGAGAGGTTTGACCTGAAGCTGTCGTACTATCACCTTCAGCATGTGAAAAATCACCTGAAGCTTCTACCATATTTCCTAAAGCGGTACTTCCTCCAGCTAGTTTACCTACTCTTCCCATACTTATACTATTTTGTAATACTAAATCAGTTTCTAAATATTTATTGTCTAAATATTTAACTTCTTCTTCATGAATAACTAAATCAGTAGCATTAGGAATAGTTTCAGCAGTAACACTAGATTCACCAGAGTGTGATAATTTACCAATATTTATTGTTATATTATTAAGATGGGAATCACTATTTGCTACTACAGTATAATCACCTATATTACATGTAATAGTACATAAAATCACACTCAAATTGTCTGATACGTTTTCTTCACGTGTTGTAAAACCACATAATTTCTTACTACCCAAGAATTCTATATAATATAATCTATCTGTATTAAAAGAAAGATTATTTATAGTAATTTCATCATCTAATTTTATATTACTAGCAGGTACAGTAGCTAATACTTTACTAGAAATAGTATCAATAGTTTTAGAAGCAATATTTTTAATTTGCGAGTTAACTTCATTAATACCACCTATAATAGTTTTATTTGTAGTAGTTAAGGTGTCATGAGTAGTATCATCTATACCATCCATAGAAGTGTCATCTTTTTCTAATACTATTTGTTTACTTTTGATATCTTTAATTTGTGTATTATTATACCCAATTCCATCTTCCATTCTGTTTAATTCAGCAGTTGTAATTTTATCACCGTCAACCCATTCTTTTGAGTTAAAAGTTCCGTCTTCTGTAGTAGCGGATAATGGTGCGGCATATCTTGCTACTGCTTTATTTACTATCGCTTTATTGATTTCATTCGTATCTGCCCCCATTTTTTCGAATAATGGAGCTTGAATATGAATACAAGACTCTACCGGTGGTAATGTTACAACTGAATTTTTATTAGAGTCTAATAATCTTATTTGTATTGTATAGTCACCTAATTCAGTATCTTCGTCGGTAAGTTCTTCGTTTATTGTAAGTAAAACAGCTCCTTTCTTAGTAGCTTGAATAGGGAACTCTATTGCTATATCGGTTGAGTCGTTTTTCTTAAATTTAACTTGAGCATAGGCAGCTTGCATACTTTTTATTAAATTATTTGAATCGTCATTATCATACATATATTTGCTATTAATTATTGCAAAAGCTAATTGAATATTTTTATCGTATTTGTATAAATAAATGTCACTATCTATAGTTGCGTTATTCCCATTTACTGTTATAATGCAATCTCTACTTATCATCTTTTTTATTTTCCTCCTTTTCCTGTTTTAATTTTTCATATTGTTGTTGTAAAACAACATATTTAGCCTTGAATAGATTACATTCTTCTATTGCGTCAGCTAATTGTTTTTTATATAAGTTTAGCATAACTTCTATCTCGGACATATAAATCACCTCATACTTAATTATATAAAAAGAAAGGTGATAAGTTAATATCACCTCTATATTTATTCTGTATAAGTTATTTTTATTTTGCAAGTACCTGAACATACTGAATAATGTGCTTTATCTTGTGATGAAGGTACAAGTCCAACTCCTTTTGCTTTCATGAAGTTTGATATATCTGTACTACTTGTTAATGTAATCGTTCCAGTTGAACCTACACCGACAGACACAGATTTACTAAAATCACTTCTAAATGAAGGTGTTCCACTTGGTCTTGAAGTGTAGTTATGTGTTTTAACGCCATGTGTAACATCTCCATAACTACCGCCACTTTGTCTTGTAAATGTAATTACTATTTTACTAATATTTTTATTAGCATAATCACTTAACTTATTACCAAAGAACCAACAACCTACGCAATCTCCATAACCATAGTCTCCTTGACGTACTGTCCCGTCTCTCTTCCAACTATTATATACAGTTTTTCTATAAGTGTCTCCATAATTAGCGGTAATTGTAACAGTTTTAGTAGTAGTACTACCTGTTGATGAAATATTATCCCCACTTACTGAGGCAGTACTGAATTTAGAACCTGTTGCATATATTCTACCATTAGTAGTAATATGTGTATTTTTACCACCACTACCACCGCAGTTTGTTGCAGTTCCAAATCCTATTACTGAATTTGAACTGCTTATAAATGCATAATCAGAAGTTAACCCTTTTGTATTAGTAACATACACATTTGAGCATGTAAATGCTCTTACTGCATTATAACAATTAACAAAAGTAACATTATTTATTCTGGCTTTTGCAAAACTTACGATTTCTATTCCACTCTTATTACCAGTTCCATTTTTTGGTGCGTATACAGTAATATCATTTAATCTCAATGATGTATTGTTTGCGTATATTGCATAATTCCCCGAATCTCCTTCAATACCATAATTAGGCATTATTATTCCACTAGAATCTTCTTTGAACTCAACTTCAAGCGTTGGGCTGTATATGTTTAAATTTCCGAATAAAGTTTTATTATTTAGGTCTATGTTTATTACACCACTATGGAATTTGGTTAAATCTACATTCTCATTCAAATTAGATAGTAGTCGAATATATACAGTATAACCATTTAAGTTTTTTGGACATGCATCTGCAAACTCATGGAAACTTTGATAGTTTGAACCTTCTTCAAATTCTTCAGAGTTTGGCCAACTTTGATATATAGTAATGTTTATATCATCGTCTAATACTTGTTGATATCTTGAATTATTAATTGTATTAATTGTTAATACATCTGTAGATATTTCTTTGTCTACAGATAACGAATCAATTTCAGCTCTACCATCTTCTAATATCCTAAAACTTCCATTTGCAGTGATAATACCTTCGAGTGAAATGTTCTTTGCTTTCAATTTTATATCAGAGTTTGCTATTGCTTCGATTGTTGCATCTGTCAATGTTAAACTTGATTGTGTAGAGCCTTTTTTTACTAGCCATTCAAATTTTTCACTTGTTTGTGTAGCTATAGATATTGCTGTTTCCGCCTTATGATTAGCTTCCCAACTGCTTAAATATACAGGGGTAGTAAAAGCTATCGAATTATCAGTATAAGTAATTTTATTAGTTTGCCATAAATATTTACCTTCTTGATAAGCTGGTATACTTGATGCCCACCCTGTAGCTGAAGTACTTGGAGCTGATGTTTTACTATAGTGTACATAGTATAGTATCTGCACTTGTTTTACGCCAATACCTTCAGCACCTTGGTCACCTTTAATTTTAGCCCAAGTATAACTACCTACATCGTGTGAATCAGTTGGATTAAAATCTGTATAAGTTCCTATATAAGTACCTACAGTTTCACCATTATATGATGTAAAAGTTTGACCGCCGTCATCAGAATATTTAATGTGTAGATAACTAGTTTTACCATCTGTTCCAACTCCAGGTATTCCTTGTTCTCCCTTTTCACCTTGTAAACCTTGAAATCTATACCAAGTATATTTATTCGGGTCAGTACTATCTGAAGGGTCAAAATCTACATAAGTTCCTATATAAACATTAGGTGTTTCTGACATTTGGCTGCTAGAAGTTGGATTAGCTACACTACTATATTTAATGTGGAAATAAGATGTTCGCCCATCTCCATCTTTACCAGGTACCCCCTGTTCGCCCTTTTCTCCTTGTATTCCTTGAAGACCTCGGTCACCTTTATCTCCCTTAGCTCCAGTAATACATACCGGATTACCGTATGTTTTATCACCTTTATTTGTTACATATACATCTCTTAACCATATATATTTACCAGCTTGTGGAGCAGGAGCAGTTGTAACCCAAGTGCCTCCAGTTGCAGAAGTATTACTGTCAGATAAATAGAATTCGTTATAAGTTTCTTTTATAGAGCCATCTACTACAGTACTAGTGCTTGTTACAGTGGACTTAATACCATCCACTGTTTGTTTTAATTGGGATGCTTTTGTAATAGCAGCCTCTGCTTTTGAATTAGCGTCATTGGCTACCCCTTCTATAGTACCAACATTTGTCTCAATTCCATTTACAGTTTGAGATAATGTTGAATATAGAACTTTTAATTTAACTTTATTTCCATCAGCTTGTTCTACTTCTGTATCTGCTATAACTCCGTCTATTCTTTTCTTTTGTTCATCTACTGTTAATCTAACTTGATTTAATTCTGATAAAGTTGCTGCATTCAATATTATCGTACCATCAGCACCTACAGAGAGGGCGGTACTTCTACCGCCATTTGTAAGTAAATCAACAACTGTATCTATATTCATATCTAGTTTATTATTTTTTAAATCGTCCAATTGTTCTTGGAAATTTTTATCTTGATATTTTGTTTGTGCTGCATTAAGTTTATTATAATCCTCAGTCTCTTGTTCAAAAGAATTTTCCATATCGTTTATATCATCTTGAGATATTTCTCCTTTTTCTAGTATATCTAGTAGAATTTTCTCAAGTTGACCATATGAATTTTTATACTTATTATTTAATTCTAATATATGCTCTAAGTTAGCCATATTATCAATCCTTTCTTATTCTACATACTAATATAACATTTCCAGGTTTATTATCCTTTAACTTTCTTTTATATACTGCATTTGTTACTGTTGTTACTTCTATCGTAGTTGCATCTCCATCGGCATCAAATCCACTACATATACCGGCATGAGAAACTGACATGAATCTATTTAAATCCTTTCCATCTCTATCCCAGAAAATAAGGTCTCCTTTTTCTATATTAGTCCAGTTTTCAACGTCAATTCCTGTAGCTACCCAACCTTTTGATACACAATATTCAGCTATATCAGCAGCAGTTCTTCCTGGATTAAATGCCCAAGTTAGCGTTGAACTTTTCTTATCTCTAGAAGTCCATTTTTTAGCATATGGTGATTCTTCATAAGGAATACCCTTACAACATAAAGCAACAAAAGTTGAACAATCTATATGATACTTACCATCACTATCTTTCCATTTAGCTCTATTCTCATATGGGTTTGTATACGTTAATGGTGTTTTTGTATTGTATACAAATTTAGTTCGATTTGTATAATATGTTTCAGCTATCTCAATCATCTTATCTCTACCTATAAAATTTCCACAATCTGTATAATTACCATCTCCACGATTTGCAGTTACAACTCCAATATACTTTTTACCATTATATTGATTAGTTGTGTCAGGGTTTGAAAGACATAAAATAGTATATTCAGTATCTGCTTTACATATTAATGCTCCATTAGAACAATCATCTCCAGTATAATATACGATATTGCTATGTGTAAATTTTGTTGGCTCTGTATCCTTTTGTGTTCTAAATTTATATCTTGCCCAGAATGTTTTAGCGACTGCTGAATAAAATTTAATGAATATACTTTTAACAAGTCCAAAGTCTTTATTATCTTTAAATTCTAATACATACTCAACATTATTGGCAGTATCTTCAGGTTTTGTATCTTCTGAAGGTGTATAGCCAATTACTTTATTTTTTATAGCAGTTTTCACTTGATTATAATAAGTTTGAGTACTTGCTTTATTTGAACAAGTGTATCCATCTGAAGTAGCTGGTACATTTCCTACATCTAAGAATATTACATATTGTGTAGAATTTGCATATGTTTCTAATATTGCATTATATTCATCAACATTAGTGTTAATAGTAGAATAATCAGCTAATACAGATGTTGCATGCCATTCCTTCGCTATAAAGATTGGTGTTTTTGGATATTTATATAATAGTGTTTCTATTAGGTTTATCACGTTTTGAGCATCGTCTACACTAACATGAGGTATTCCAAAATGTAAAAATATGTATTCTGGTTGAGTAGGATAAGGTAATGTGTCTGTAGTTTCACCTACTTGAATATAAGATACTAAGGTATTATCTTCATGGAATAAATCTGCTGTTGCACCTGGAACACCTTTTGCTGTAAATGCATTTAAATCCTTATTTTGGACTATTTGGTCGTCTTGGATTATCTCACCCGCTGCTCCTGTACTTTCTGTAGTTGATACTAATTTATCTTTTTCTACTAACTCATAAGGACGTAAAAAGAATGCAGAACCCTTATTTTGATAATAACTAATATTTGATATTTTTATAGCATTTGGATGATATGCCCATTTACTAGCATGCGCAACCTTTCCATCTCCAATATAAATTAATGTGTGATGAGTTTTATTTACCTTTATCATATTAGCTCGTGTTAAATTTGATGGTGTAACTGTAAAATTAGCATCCATTACGATATCCCCAGGTTTTGCTTTTGCTATCCCTGCACTATCTACTTTCCACATCATATAACCTGATTGTGATGTAGCTCCATCTACTAGTGTTCCAGCATAGCAACCTTTATTATATACAGACTTCATACCTGCTTCTAAATAACAACAAGATACTAGAGAAGAACAGTCATAACAAATAGGATTTTTAATTCCATATAAAGTGCCTCGGTATTTATTAGGTTTTTTGAAATTTACTGTTCTATTACTTTGGTCATAAGTTGCAATTTTTTGGTCAACGTGTTGAGATACTATTTTCTTTGCAGTTTCTACTATTATATTCCTTACTTGTGAGCCTGTAGGTTGTGTAGTTTCTTGTTGACCAGGTTTACTATCTCCTGTATTACTGACTCCAAGTCCATATTTCTTTCCTTGTTTATCAAGAATATAAGGAAGACTTCCATTATTTGATTTATAGAAACATAAATATTTTTCTATATTATCAACTGTTCCAGCTGGTTTACCTATTGAATTTCTGTAATCTACCCAATCTTTACGATATGATGCAAAATCCCCTGTACCACTCTCAAGTACTTCGTAACATTTAGTTCGGTAGTCAAGTGGAAGACTATAAAAATTTAAATAACTATTTTTAAATGTAAATCCGTATTTTTCGGCTACATATTTATTTACTATCCAAGCTGCTGCACCTATTCCCATATTATTCCCTATAAGCATAGCAAATATATTATAATGGCACCAGTCTGCTGAATATCGTAACTCATGACATCCAAACATTATCTGATTAGATATATTCTTATCTACAGTAACACCATTTATAGTAGTATTACCTGCTTTATAAGGTTGCATAGTTGAATAAGATGGCGTAAATGATTTTGTAGTCCCATCAATAAAAGTTAATGTTTGCTTTTTATTGAAATATACACTTCTTTCACATTGCATAAGTCCATAACCTCCACCACTATACGAAGTAGCTGATGTAGGCACGCCTCTTGATTCTCCACAAATACACATAAAAACTATATAAGGGTCAAGTCCAAATTTAGGTGCCCAATAATTTACAATAGTAGGTATTTTATACTTATTGGAAGAGCTTATTATAGCTGTATATTCAGGGTCAGTTACTTTTTTGCCCAAATCATATTTTGCATAATATTTTATCGCTTCTGCATAGGCTTTCGTATCTGTAGAAATATCTTCATCCTGTTGTTCGGATATTTTTATGACTCCATAATTTTTCAAATCATATATTCTTTTATCTCCAAGCCATAATCCTTTGTCTAATGTATTTATTTTAATAGCTGTATAATCTTCTAAGTCTTCTCCAATATCATCAGGTAATTGAGGGATATCTGGTTTTAATTTATTTATTAAGTCATCTATAATTTTATCCATATTTTCCTTATCGACATTCAATTTTGCTAATAAATTTTGTATTGCCAACCTATCCGCTGGAGTTAGTTTTCCAACTCTTAGATTTAATATATTTGATACTGCTTCATTTATTATGTCATCTTTTGAATAATGTCTTATTTTAGATTTTACAGACTTATAATTACTTAATGTTATTTTATTTTGTGTAGGGTCGGTAAATGATATTTGTAAAGTACCAACTCTAGCTGATAGTGTAATGTCTGGATTGAATTTTGGGTTAAAAATAGCAACCGTATCTCCTATTTCTATATTCTCATACTCTGACTTTTCTAGATATATAGGTACTTCAAAGTTAACTTTTATACTTTTTACTTCTTGTAGTTTTTCATAAGTTTCCCAAAGTAAATCTATTGGAGTGGATGCTGTATTTGAATTATAAGCACCTAAAATATACTTCCCGCCATTATTATAGATTTCATGTATTTGAGGGTCGACTAAATAATCTTGCCCAAGTGGTTTATTAAGTGGGTCACCTCTATAGACATCCCAATATATATCGGAGAAAGTAATTCCATTTTTTCCTTGAGCTATTAATCCACTATAATAATTACTACCATCACTTTCTTTTTTAAGTCCATACTCATTCCAATCATATTCAATACGTAAGTCAGTTTTATTACCAAGTTCTCCATTATCATATACATCAATATAAAATTCATATTTTGCGCTTATACTACTTTTACATTCAACTCTAATACTCAATTCAATATTATCAAATAATGCAATTAAGTCTTGTAACACAGTATAAACAGGAGTTATTGAAGTTATATTCATACTTTTCCCCACATTAGATAGTGAAGGTGAAATATTACCTACTTTAAAATTTGTGTCCTGTAAAATACTTGTTAAACAAGTTTCTATAGTACCTTCAATAACTATAGGTCTTACATGATTTTGGTATAACTCTAAGGTGCATGGAACTGCATACACGTTTCTAGTGACATGTAAAATACCTTCTGTATCTTTTATAGTTTCTATTTGAAACATTTTTAATTTTTTTCTCCAGTAGAATACTAGATAATTTTTTTCTTCTAACAACTGCGAATTATTATTATCTAATATAATATCAAATTCATAAGTATATGCTCCTGTATCTAGATACTGAATAAATTTATCATTTGATATATTAGAGCTATCTGTATCTATTGAGCCTATATTATATTTTCTATTATCTAATACATATATTTGCACATCTATTCAGCTCCTATCCATTTCTGTTGAATAATACCACTTGAATAAATTTTAGTATCATTCGTAAATATTTTTATTGGATTTATACCCTTTTCTATATCAAAGAAATAACTTCCTATATCAACTAAATCATTTCTTAATTCTTGATTTAAATACACATTTCTGTTTTCAAAATCTATGTCGATTACATCACCTTCATGAAATTCTATTTTATTATTAACTGTTGTATCTACTATTTCAACACCTTGTACCTTTAAGCTATTAAGTGCCATATCTGCACTTTTATCTAATGCACCATAAGTACCTAGATATAATATGAAATAGGATAGATTTTCAGTAGCTGTATTATTAATTATTTTTGTAAATTTTTTATTTGCTATTATTGTACCATTTGATAATTTGTTCAATGATACAGTCCATACATGATTACCAGCACTATCTTTTATTCTAGATATAGATATCTTACCGTAAAAGTCATTCCAGTTACCTAATACACCTGACATATAATTTGTGACTTTGACTTCATTATTATTGGTTGATGTGTAGCTATTAGGGTTTTTGACTTTTGTCTCGTCCTGATATTCACATTTTAGCCCTACATATACTTTCGGACAGTTGTATTCGAAATATTTTTGGTCATCACACATTTCGAATTTAAATATTCTTTCTCCATTTACACCCATACCATATAATTCTAAAATACCAGTTTTATCGTCAGCTGTTTCAATTGGTGTATCATAAGTAATAGATATGATAGGGTCGTCAGTCATTTCATATAAATTACCTGAACAAATGTAACCATCATACCCTTTATAAGGTGTAGCTAATTTATAATAAGTTCTAACAACTCCATCACTATCTTTATTAGAGTATTGTTTTGTTGAAATTATTCTTACAACTCCATTCTTAGGCACAACTATTAAGGAAGTTGCATCACTTGATGCTGATGCCCTTATACTAGTAGCTTGTTTTACAACTACATTTCTTTTAGTAGTTGTAATAGTAGTAGATACAGTCTTTGCCGTGCAATAACTCTTGCTACAATACACAGTGTTACCATTATTTATTGAAGATTTCTTAAATTTTAACCAACCATTAACTATTTGATAATCTGTTATTTGAGCGCCTTTTTTCAATGTACCAACGCATAAGTATGAAGTACCTGGACCTGTTCTGCAATTTAGCGTTTTTGATTTAACTTCATAAATAGTTTTTGTACCTCCTGCATATACTGTTTCTTTGTCAACAGGGATTATAGTAGGGTCACCATTTTGACCAGTGGACGTCATCGTAAAATAAGCTTCTAGTTTAAAATCATCAAGTGCATTTGTTAAATTACGTCTAACTTGCACACCTTTCCATACATTATTATCTGTAGAACCACTGGAAGGTAAAGTACCTATACATAATCCAGAACCTCCATTCGTAACAGCTAGAGTTCCACCACTGCTTCTGTTACTATCAATAGGTACAGTTGAACTAACCCAATTTGATGTTGTTGTGCATGGGTCATTTAGTGCAGTTGAGCTTGAGTCTTTATTTTGAAGTTCCAAACTTGGATAATCCCCTATTAATATAGTTTGCTTATTTACTTGATTTTGTAGTTGTAAGAAATTTGCATTATTTGAAAATACATTTGTAAAAAATGGTTTCGTCTCTACATCTCCGATATTTTCTAAAGTTACTAATGTATTATTTTGAGTATTATCAGCTACTTTTAGGTCTACGTCATAGAAGAATGGCATATGACAAATTAAATGTATTTTTGCTAATATATCTAATGCTGATTTCGGTTCTAAATCTATATCATCATCTACTATCCCATATGAAAACTTTGTCTTATCAAGTAATCTAACTTCAACAGGTACTTTACTATATAATAAATTTTTTAAATCACGTATTTTCTGTTGTAAATCAAATTCATCATTACCAGTCACTAAAATAGTTATGTTATACTCAATAGGAGCATATTTGCTCCCATTGAATACTTCACCATCTCTAGATGCTATATCTAGAGTCTCTATTTTCTTTTTTGGTAATAACACTCTTGATATATCTGTGACTAGATACAATTCATTTATTTCACTTTTATTGAACATGAAATAATTTACCATTGTGTTATACCCTCCAATCTATTTAGTCGCATTGTTGTTGTGTCATTGTGAGTTTTTACAGGCTCTGCAACTTTTCTACCTACAACTTCTTTATCCATTAGTATAGTTGAATCTATATTTCTAGCACCTGACACAAAACAATCTTTTAGTTTATTATAGTCAAATTCAGTATTTTGTTGTTGTACAGTCCTTCTCAATTCATCAATCGCAGCTACAGTATTATCTGATTGAACTATATTTTGAGTGCTTACATCACCCGTATTTATAGACATTGCTTGAGTAATATCACCAAGTTTAGCTGTTTCTATTATTTGATTTGAAAAATCTTTTACTGCCTTTAATGTATCTTTACTACCTAATTTAATCCCAACATCAATCCCTTTTGGTAAATATTTACCGACTTCATCTCTCATAATTTGAGATGGTGAATGTATTTTAAATGCTGATTTAAATCCAGATACTACACTACTTGCAAAACTACTTATTTGACTTCGTAACCATCCACCTGCTCCTTTAATACCATTCCATAAGCCCTGGACAATTTGTCTGCCTATACCTGCAACTCTTGATGGAATACTTTGAAGTCCACTAATTATTTTATTTTTGAAGTTGTTAGCAGCTTGAAGGCCTTTACTAGCAAATTGTGATGCAAATGATATTGCTCTTGATACACAACTTGAAAAATAACTCGATACTCTGCCCGGTAATTGAGCTAACATAGCACTTGCTCTACTTACAAATTGGGCCCCTGCCTGTTGTGCTTTACTAGGTAGTTGACTTGCCCATCGAGCAGCTCTGTTATATGTTTGTGATAACCAATTACCTATCCTTGAAGGTAGTTGAGTAAACCATGTTGATGCCCTCTCTATGAATTGTTGAGCAGCTTCTTGAGCTTTACTTCCCATTTGACTTGCCCATTCTGTCGCTTTATTATACGTATCTGTTAGCCATTGACCTATAACTGTTGGAAGTTGTGAGAACCACTCACCAAGTTGAGATAAGTATGTAGGTATTGTTTGTGTTATAAAATTCCATCCATTAACTATTGCACTTGCGATAACACCAGCTACAACTCCAATAGCATTACCTATCATACTTGGTAGATTATTAAAGAAATCTCCGATAGCACTAACTGCATTTGATAGTGCATTTAGTATAGATGAACCTAATTGACTAAACCAACTTGTTATTGAACTCCATGCGGAACTTAATGCTCCCATTATTAATTGACCTATAGTTCTAAATATATCAACAATAAGATATCCTAAATCTTGAAGTATAGTCATTATATTTTCACCCAAATGCGAAAATAGTGTTTGTACGCATTGTAGAGCGCCTTCAAAGTCACCTGAGAATAAATCCTTTAAAATAGAACCTAAGTCGCTCAGATAGTCGAATATAAGTTTGAAATGGTCTTCAAATACGGCATATAAATCGACCATTGCATCTCCTAATGCACCTGATATTGAATATCCCCAATTTATAATTGGGTCAAATAATGTATTTAGTCCACTCATGAATACATCTTGTAGTGCTTGCATGGCATTTTGTGCTATTTGTCCAAATCCTTTAAATATTTTATCAACTGCATCCGATATTTTTTGTCCCATTTTGATAAAGTCTTCGCCTACCTTATCAAAATCACCAGAGAATATATCCTTAACGATGTCAACAATGCCACCTAATACTGCTTGAATTATATTTACAAATCCAGATATAACATTTCCAATACCTTGGAAAACCCCTGCTAGTGCTGGAGAAAAACTTTTAATAGCCATCAAAGCATCTTTCCATAGTTTTATCCAAAATTCTTTAAATCCTTCACAATGATTCCATAAATAAGTAAATCCTGCAACAAGTGCTACAATCGCAGCTATTATAAGTACTATTGGATTTGCTAGTAATGCTGCCCATAAAGACTGTAATGCAGGTAATACTGTACCTGTAATAATACTAACTACTCTCGTACATGCGGCTCGTACTCCATTTAATGCTATACTAAATACTCGAGCAAATCCACCTGCTGCTCTAAATGCTCTAAATCTATTTATAACTTGAACACATTTTTCAGCTTGAGTCATTACAGTACCTATAATTAGAAGTAAAGGTCCTAATACTGCAAGTATCCCAGCTATACTCATAATTACTATCATTATAGGTTGGGGTATTTTAGAAAATCCCTGTGCAAGTTTTGTGATGCCTTGAACTATTAGACGTAATACTGGGTCTAGCTTTTCCATCATAGTCAAATAGCATTCTTCAATAGCTGAATTCATACTCTTTAAGTCACCCTCTAAGTTGTCATTCATTGTATTAGCCATTTCCTCAGCTGCACCATCGCTACCTCTTAATGCTTTTTCAAAGTCTTCTATATTTCCACTTCCTGTATTAAGAAGTATGTTTAAGGCTTTGATTGAGTCTGAAGTAAAAGTACCCATAAGAGCTGCATTCTTTTGAGCATCCCCCATACCATTAGTAGCTTTTTCTACATCTGCTAATATATCAGTCATATCTCTGAAATTACCGTTTGAATCTTGTACAGATACAGCTGTATTACCTATTTGTATTGCCCCATTTTTCATTTTTTGAGTTATATCACGCATTACTGCTGTTAATGCAGTACCTGCTTCAGAACCTTTTAGCCCCTGGTCTGATAATTTACCTATTAATGCAGTAGTTTGTTCTATGTCAAGTCCAAAAGCATGTGCATTGGCTGCACAGTTTTTAAATGCTTCACCAAGTCCTGCAGTTGTAGTATTTGAATGAGCTTGAGCATACGCAAGTACATCAGCCATTCGTCCTGCTTGGTCTGCGCCTTCACCAAATGCTGATAAGTAGTCAGTTACCATATCTGATGCATCTGCAAGTTCCATACCTGATGCAGCAGCAAGGTTTAACACACCAGGTAAACCATCCATTGATTGTTGCGCATCCCAACCAGCTAATGCCATGTCGATTGTGATTATCGTCAAGTTCTTTATCTTGACCTCTGGAGGTTTCCCTCATTTTCATCGGTTGGTTATTTCCAACCCAGTCTAGAGTACACTTTTACCACTTGTATTCGTTTTTCATAATACAAGGCTTACTGATAGAGGACACTCTTGGAAAAATTATATTCTTTTTATTATCTCAAATAAAAAGTTTCATCTTCCACTCGTTACAATACTTATAGACGTTACTCTTATAAGTTATCTCGGTATTAGGACACTACACCCTTCACCGATTTTGCCCTCTCATTCACTATGGTCTACTTGTAAGCTTTCACCATAGTCGCCACAATTTTATTACTAAGTGTATTAGCGTAATAAAATTCTTTTTAGCCTAAGGCATCTGCTGCATCTGAGGCGCTGAACTGAGTAGTAGCTCCCATTTCTCTCGCTAAATTGGTTAAGTCTTGTAAGTCTTTTCCAGTTGCACCACTTAATGCTTGAACATTTGACATTGAAGTCTGAAATGCTTTGTTTACTTCATATGCAGATTTTGCTATACCTGCTACTGGTACAGTAACGGCAGCTGTTAATCCTGCTCCTATTCCTTGTAGTCTTCTACCTGCATTTGATATACGTTCAAAACCACTACTTGCTTCATTTAGTTGAGTTTGTGCTTGTTGTATACCATTCTGAAATTCTTGTACATCTAATCTAAGGTGTGCAACGATAGTCCCCAAATCTGTCCCTGCCATAATATTCACCTCCATTTATATTAAAAAGGCTACAAGGCTGTAATAGCCTCATAGCCTTATTCTTTACCTAATAATAAATCTAAACCTGGATTATTATATTTAGTTTCTTTTTTCTTTCTATCTTCCTCAAATATTGGCTCTTTTGTATGTCCATCTTTGTCTGGTTGCATCATACTATATAAATATGTACATGCTTCATCAAAACAATATCTTGTGTATGGGTCATCTTTACTTAACCCTATAACATCACTAGGTAGAGTATTAAAGACCTTTGCTATTGATATAACATCTAGTACCTTTCTACTCTTTACCAGTGGGCATTACTTTATTTACACCACCTGATGCTTGTTCAAATATCTTTTGTATTTGTTCAGTTGTTATTACATCGGCTATATCGTCAAATTTTGGTTCTACTAATGCCTCTTTTGCTATTACTTTCATCATATTCATAAGTTCTTTAAGTTTGTCAGGGTCATCTAGCATTTCCATTGTGTCACCACTGAATTCTCCATCTTTACTTACTTTTACATTATTAGATTTAAACATATCAGATACTATTTTTATAAGTGAATTTGGAAGTTTCCCATTTACTAGCATGTCTGTTACTGATACAGATTTTATCATAACATCAAAACATTCATTATCTGTAAATCCAGGAATTGAGATTATTCTTGTTGCTTTCTTTCTAAAATTTTCTGCACTTATTACTTTACTCATTTTTAATATACCTCCTATTATTTATCAAGTTGAACTACTGGTTTAGCCTCATCCTCGACATCATCACTTTGATGAGGTGAGACATTAGCTGGGTAATGAAGCTACCCATGCAATAGATTTTATAGGTAAGCTTGCTTTTGTATTTTCTCTAGCTTTTATTGAAAACTCAGGTGCATAGAATTCTGAACCTACTGTCATATCTGGGAATTTACCAAGACATTTATTTAATGTTATTTTGCAATAATTTTTTATTGAATCGCCTTCATAGTTAGCTACATATATCTCAGCCATGAAAGGTTTACCTTGATTTCCTTGAGCCATCATTGGAGTCTGTAAATCATTTTCTCCTGCACCTGTTCCTGTTGCTTTTACATATCCTGCAACTAATTGAGCTGCTTTTATATCAAATGTGTTATCAGTGAATGTGAAATCATATCCATATAGTAAATCATCTTCTCTTACTACCGCTAATATACTTGTTGCATTTCTTAATATTTCTTCTGCTCCTTCTGATATTACAGCTGCTAATTTTGCTTCTTTAGCAGTTTTTATAGTAGTTTTTATTGCAGTTTCACCAGTTGCAGGTTTACCTGTTGATGGGTCAAGCTCTGTTAAATCAACTCGTTCTATATTATATAAAATTTCCATATGTTAACCTCCTTAATTTGCATTTTTGATTCCGAATGTCTTCGGTGTTCTTATTTGTATACTAGATGAAAAGGCTTGATATCGTCTATCAAAGTATTCAGCTCCTCCACCGTACACTAATTCTGCTGATGTATTTTCTAATACTTTTATTATAGTATTAATTAACTCATCTACTCTTAATGGACTCTGTTTTGAATATATTTCAATAGTCCAACTATCCCAACCTGCGTTACTATTTGATACAGCAACTAAATCTATATTTTTTCTAAGAATACAACAATCTTTTTCTATTGTGCTAACATCAAATCCAACTGAATAGGTTGGGAGTATTTTATTTAGTTGTGAATGTAATGTCTCTCTAATCATTATATCCTCCTATAATCTTAATCTTTTAGCAGCTTCTATGAATTCTGGCAATGTAGCATCTCTGGCATTTTTTAATATCGCATATTTTTCATTATTACATAATTCCAAATATATCCCATACTCCATTTGATGAAATATTGATATAACTAACCCATTTTCATCTATATCAGAATTATATTTCAGTCTTTCTCTAGCAGCTCCTGTTCTATCTGTCCATGGTGCATTTTCCTGCGCATATTGTTGTATTTTCTGACCTGTTGCATTACCTAATACTTCTAATTGAGTTCTTAATCTATCAGTCATATTTTCTAGATGTTGCATAACTATTTGGTCATCTACTTCTACATTAACGTTCATACTTAACACCTCTTACTGAGACTTGATATAAAAGACCGACTTCTAATATATCAACAGGCATATCTAATATATATTTTTTATCATTAATTACGACGTAATCTCCAGGTTGAATTGAATAATTTGGATTTTCAAAATATGCAAAATATAGAGTTCCATTTATAGTATATTGATGAAATTGATTTTCTGTTTCTGCCTTTGAGCTAGAAGATTTTGAGTTATCGAGTACACCTTTTATCTTTGTTAGTAGTTGTGTCTCTTTGTACGTTTGAACTCCTATCTCTGTTGTATATATATCTCGATATACGTCTAAATCAACTCCATACTTGTTAATGATATTCTGTATTCTTGGCAGTAAACGCTTATAATCATAACTCATCTGAACGCCTCATTGTCATGCCTGTTAACCCTATATCATTTTGGTCTCTTAAAAATTTTCTATAAAATCCATCTGCCATTTTAAGCCAGAAATCACTTGATGTACTTTCAATGGAAATAGGTCCTATTGTTATATTTTCAAGTGAGCTATTTGCTGAAGTTGCTTTCATTAAACATCCATAGTAACATGCTTCATTAATATTATCATATGTTCCAGCTAACATTTCTAGTTGTTGGTCTGTAAGTAATGGACTACTATCCTCCATTAACATAATTTTTAGTACTTCTACACTTAGCAACTTACTCACCTCCATAATGTAAAAGCCAAGGGAATGGGTTTAATCTCATTCCCTCCCTTGGCTATGTATATTAAAAATGAGCAAACTATTTTATCATGTTACTTGTATCTTCAGATACTTTAGTAACATCTGCAACAGCACAATCGTCTATTGTTTCAAATGATGGTATCATAACACTTGATACAACTGTAACTACTTGTACTGGATGTTTTTCTTTATAAGTTGTTATTGCAGTACCATTATTTACTATTGATACTTGAGCATCTGAACCTGTCATAAGGTCACTTTCTTCAGGAGTAGTACCATACCAAGTAGAACCTAATGATGCTCTAGGTGGTAATACAACAACTTTTCCATCTGGTATTAAATCAACTGGAGTTCCTGTTGCTATACCTGTATCATGAGATAATGTTGTTATTTTCTTAGCATATACAAATATAGTACAGCCTGTAGTTGTTTCTATAAATGATTTAGCATTTTGGTCAGTTACATAATAATTAAGTGCTGAATCATTTGGATACATCATTTTATGAACTTTAGGAGAATGTACCATATTTAAGAAAGTATTTCTATTCATTACTAATCTTGTAGGTCTTATTCCTCTTAATGTTTCCATATAATCACACCAAGCTATTATATCTCTTACAGGGTCAGCTGCTTCATTTGCTTCACCCCATGCATCTTGACCTTTTTTACATTTGAATAGATTTTGTTGTCCATAGTCATACACATATTTTACTCTACCATCAGCAGAAGTAACATCTATTTTTCCACCAGTTAATAATTGACATCTCATATATTCACCTTGAACTCTGACACCTTCAACTAATCTAGATACTTCATCAAATATATTTCTTATTATAGGCATTGCCATTTGTTGTTCTGGGTTATTTAATAACATGTTTAATTGTTGTCTATCTTTTTCACCGATTCTAGTAGCTTCTCTGAAGAATGCCATTTCAGTTGCTACGCCTTCAAATCCTTCTTTTTCTCTTAATCTTGCTTTAACATCGTATTCAGATGGTTGTATTGCTACTGGTAAACCATTAGCTCCTTTTAACCAAGAGATGTCAGTACCTAACTGTCTTTGAGCTGGGAATAATGTTTCAGCAAAATAAGGGATTTTATTTTCTGGTTTTTCTGTTACATATGCAGCTATATCAGTTGCGTTTATATAATCGAATAAATTTTTTATTATATCCATTTATTTTCCCTCCTTATTATTTACTTACTACGTATACCATCGCATTGTCTAAATTAGCTTTTTCAGAACCGAATAATCTATCAGCTCTTACAAATCCATGTACTAATATAGCTGCATTTACTGCTGTATCTGTAGCAGCGTCATATTTACCAAATTCTATAGTATCAAATAATACTGCATTAGGTTTTACTGCTGTAACTTCACCTGCAGCAGCTACTGGTGCAGTTACTTTTCCGTCTGCATCTATATGAACAGCTAATCCTCTAGGTAATACTTTTGTACTATCTGTATATATCTTTCCTAATTTTGTTTTTTCATCAGTTGACAATGTAGCATATAATTTTGCTAATTCTTTAAATTCTATTTTTCCAGGTATATTTACATAGTGGTCTGGAAATGCTAAAAATTGTGGTTCTGGTGCTAAATATTTTCTTTGTTGTAATTTAGGCATTTTTATTCCTCCTTAATTAATTATTGATTTTCGCCAAAGAAGTATTCAGGTCCTACTGTCTTTCCTTCTTGGGCTTTTGGCACTCCATTTTGTTGTGCTAACATTTTACCGAAATCACCAGGTTGTGCTGTCTGTGAATTGAATACAAATCCGTTTGCCTGTTTTCCAGGTACGCCTGTACCATTGAAAGGTGATGCTGGTTTTTGTTGACTATTATCTGGTTCACTAGCTTCAAATAGATATGCTTTTTCTTTTTTCAAATTTTCTATTTGCTCTTTCATACCTATGACTTCGCCATTTTCACCTATTGAAATTTTTCCCATATCTAAAAATCCTTTTAAATCTTTAGCATCATGAGCCTTGTGTTCTAATGCACACATTTGGAGTGCTGAATCTATTTGATTATCTTTTAATGCTTTCTTATAATTATCCAGGTCAGTTTGAAGACCTTTTATAGTCTCTTTAGCTTTATCGTCGTCTTTAACTTGAGCTTCAAGAGTCTTTACTGATGCATTTAATGTAGTTATTGTTTGAGTTGCGGTATTTAATTCACTTATCTTTGCATCTAATCTAGATTTAGGCACATAGATATTCTTATCTCCATCGTCTATAAATAATTTACATTTCGCATCTTTTAAGTTATCAGATATAATTTTAGCAACGGCATCTGCGTTGTCTACTCCTTGCAAGAAATCTTTAATATCTTTACTCATTCTTAATACCTCCTTATACAATGCTTTTGAAAAGAGCAAGGTAACTTTAACGATACAAGGGATTTTTACAGTAGCCCAGGTCTACTACTAACTATATTATATGAAATATGAATATTTTGTTAACTTAACATAAAAATAGCTAGATACTTATGTACCTAGCTATTTATTTCTAATGATTCACATCATTTTTTAACCATTTTTCCATAACTCCACTATTAGGTTTGCCATCATAATAATCATTAATATCATCAATCATATCTGCTAAAGATAGTTCAGTTTTGCCATCTTTACTCATTACAGGAGACAGCCAACAAAGTCCATTAGGGTGGTCAAGAGGTGCTTCATGTATTGGAAATATTTTTCCGTCTCTATCTCTACACATTGAACAAGTTCTACTTCCTGCATGACCTGTATGATATTTTACAAATTGATTATATGGATTTACTTTATCCGAATTCATTACTGATAATTGTGCCATATGGGTATTGGTTGTCCTCATAAGTCTTAATGCTTCATAGTCAAGTCCACCTTTTCCATATTTACTGGCATATCCACTTCCTAGTTTTTCGCGTATCTTTTTACTATCCCATGTATGATGGCCTGATTTTGCAAATTGACTTATTATTTTTGATGCTTCAGCTGGACTAATACCTCGAGCTAAACAACTTGTGACTGCATCTTCTATTTTACGTCCGGCTGCATTTGTTGAACTCCAAAGTCGACTATCAAGTCCCATTCCACCTTTATATATTTCACCTTTAGTCATTTGTTCAACGATATTTCGTGATGTTACATCGACATTCTTATTAATTCTATCTATAACATCTTTATTATTTGTGATGTCTTTCATTACTTGAGCATATTGGTCTAATATTCGTTTTGGTATTTTTTCATTACATATCATTGATTGACTTTGCATTGTAGTATAGAGTTGTTGTATATATGCAAGTTTGCATTTCATAAAATACTGTTGAGAAGGGGATTTACCCTTCTCTAGTTGCTTTAAATAGTCTGAAAATGCATCATCAAATGATTGTTTATATGCTCTCATAATTAATTGTTCTTGTGTCTTTGTTGTATTCTGTGCTATACGTCTAGCAGCTCTATCTATACTATTTAAATAATCATTTGACTTTTGAGTAGACATAATCTCTTACCTCTCCCTCCTGCTCTAAATATTTTTCTTTTAATGCTGATTCATAACTTTTGTTTCTGTCAATCATCATATCTATTTCTTCTTTAAGTGTTACAATTTTCTTTTGCCATCTTCTAACCACATCTTGTGGAATACTTCTGTCATTATCTTCATAGAATTGATAATCAATACATTGTGATTTTACTAATTTTCTAAGTGATTCTTGTTTTTCTTGTAATCTATTAATTTGCGCACGTAATTTATTGTCTGAAATTAAAGTGACATATACTGCACCACATTTAGGACATTCAAATCCTTCTACTCTTAATTTTGTTTTGCTATTATAGAATAATTCTTTTGTCATTACTTTAATGTCTTTATTACAATTATCGCACACCACTTTTACTTGATGATTCATTTTTTCTCTTTCTGTTCTACTCATTTTTAATACCTCCTGAAAAATAATAGTAAGTATTATATACTATTTTTCATCTTTTTTGTTAGTATCATCATCTGGTTTATCATCGTCATCATTATTATCATCCGGTTGAGTATTGTCAGCAGGTTCAAATCCACCCATCATCATATTTTGCATATTTTGAATTTGTTCTTGTTCTTCCATGATACGGTCAAATTCAGCTTCTGCGTCTTCACTATTTCCAAATTCTTCGATATATGATTTATGTGAGCGTACATTTGCTTCTACTTCTTGTATTCCTATAGTTCTTAATGATTCATCATCATCTGGAAGTGGATAATTATGTCTCCAATATGTTGTTGTTTCCATACTCAATGTCTCACTTCCTATTATATCTTTAAATAGGCCAAAACTTTGATATACTTCAAGCATATGAACAACCCATATTAATACTTCGTCCCATGTTCTCCATTTTTCTTCACATCTTGTTATAAGGTCATAATACACCATCTTTAATGCTTTTGCACTTGGTACATCTATTATTGCCTCTGGCATTGGTTGTTCCATTAACTCGTACATATCCTTTTTTAGTTGTGTTAAGTAGCTATCTACTGCACTTTGGAAACTAAATGTACTTCCTAATGTTCCAAATTTTGCAACTGAATTACTTCCAGTACCATCTCCAAGTGTAGGGTCAGATTTTAAATCTATTATTGTATTTGGTGCTATTTTTATATCTTTTAAGCAGGTTGATTTCACATCAGTAAATACAGGTTGCTCAAATAGTTTAAATCTAAGTGCATCTCTATAATCTGATATTGTTCTGTTATATGTTGTGGCCATATCCATTAAGTCTTTTACATCACTATATCCTCTTATATCACCAGTTAAGCCGTCATTGAGTATAACTCGGCAAGGTAATTCTTGTAACCCTGTATTCCATTCTGTGCTCAATTCAAAGGCTTCTATTGTGTTATCGTCTTCATTGTCACTTACATTATTTGTTATTGTAGTAAATGCTGTTATATTTGCTCCATCTACTATTTTATAAGTAGCCCAACAATATCCATCATCCCTCATTTCATAAGTCCATTTATGCCATCTTTGGTCACGTTGTATTTTTCCCATTGTGGATTTATCTTGATATGCGATTTCTACTTTTTTCAATACATCAATATCATTTTCATCATACTCATAGATAAACTCTGGCATAGTATAAAATCTAAATTTCACTGTGCCTAGAGGTTTTCCTTGTGCATCTACATCTGCAAGCATACAAAGTAATACTCTTTTCCCTATTGTACAGTCCATAAATGCTTTTCCGAATTTGTTCCAAAACTTTGTATCTCTTAGGATATGCTCTATGCACCCCCTCTTTGTGTCTATTGCATCTCTATTCGCATTATCGTCATAACTACTTAATACTAAAGTAGGTGGAACTGATGTCATGAATCTTCCTTGTTTTTTCAGTAACTTTTTAGTTAAGTTTCGTATTTCTCTAGTTGGAGTATAATCCTTATTACTTACTGCCCATAATTGACCAGTACTATCAGTTAAATCATCTTCTCCTGTCCATTTTCTACCTTCATAAAATTCATAATAGTCCTGAACTTCAGGTAATTCTTTTCTAAACTCTAAATCATTAGCAAATAGTCCAAGTAAACTATTTTTAAAATCTCTATAATCACTCAATTTAATATTCTCCTTTCTTTTCAAGTATTGCTATCTCTCTATCTAATGTCCCATTTATAATTGAATCTGTCATAATTGCATATCTAATTTTATCCATTGCATGGTCATCTATCTTTATAACTTCTTCTACGCCTTTATCCAGCTTGTCACTATCCCATGCGTATGTTGTAAACTCTTCAATGTCTTTTGTGCAGCTTGGGTCAAGTGTAAATTTCCTTTCATTAAGTAAAAAAGATACAACTTGTATCCCTAAGTCTACTCTATTCTTTGCTGGTAATATATCTATCCCATGTCGAGCAAAGTATGGGTCTTTTCTTAATTCCACCATCATTGGAGCAGCTGAAGGGTCAAGTGTAATGTATTCTGGTATTACTAAATTATCTGCTAGAAATTGTTTTAAATCATCTGCATATTCTTTCGTAGTCTTTTGTCCTTCATCTCTACCACTATGATAATAACTTGCTAGTTGATGGTATCTACGCTCTGGAGCATAATATCCAAATATTCCAAATGTAGTAGCATTTTGAATACCAAAATCTCCTGCTACGAATATTCTAGTCCAGTTTCTTTTTACTGTGACTGCATGTATGTCTGGGTTAAACATTGGATATACTATTCCATCTGCAGCTACCCATAAGCCTAATATATATCGTTTGTAGAATACTCCAGTGTATAATGCTTTATATCTGTTCTTTACTTCTTCACTTAATGACGGATTATCATCCATTGTGAAATGTAAGTATAGTACTTTTTTCTCTGTGACTTTATTTATCCACTCTTTTTTAAACCAGTGAAATGGAGAGTTAGGGTTGCAACTAAACCAAAACTTAGCACCTTGAACAGAACATCTAGCTGTTGCTTGATTAACGAATGATTGTGGCATCAATGCAACTTCATCAAAGAATACTCCTGCAAGTGTAACCCCTTGGATAAGGTCTTGTGAACTCTCATCTTTACCACCGAATATATAATAGTAGTTAGTTGTCTTTTTCTTTGTTACTGAATCTGTAGCTCCTATACATATACAGCCTTCATTTCTTGCATCTTCTATAATATATCCTGTTGATTTTAGCATCTGTTTTAAAGGACCAATTACATTACGTCTAAGGCCTCCGACTGTTTTCCCACATAGTGCAAAGTTTTTTCCGTCAAATGTATTCATACTCCAAAGTACAAATGACAGTGCTTCAGATACTGTCTTTCCACTTCTTACAGCTCCGTCACATATAATAGCATCAAAATCTTTATATCTACTTCCTGGTGTCCACCAACTCATTACGATACTTTGTTTTTGACTAAAAGGTACAAAGTCAAATGGTACTATTCTATCCTTTAATTTTGGCATTATTCCTCACCTATTCCTGAATTAACAACTGCCATGCCTAATGCTTTCATTAAGCCTGTTGTATCTACTGTTAAGTTATCATCTTCTCCTAATAGTTTTCTTTGTAACTCATATTTACCTTTATCAATTTCTAGTTTTTGAGTTTTTATGTCAAGTTCCATTTGAACTTCCTTACTTAATAGACCCGATGTAAATTGTTGACCTTGTTGTGCTTTACTTATTACGTCAGCTAATTGATTAAGTCTATATACATCTAGCTTTCCTGTTTTGCCATTCATAAGCCCTTCTCCAGTATTGAGCATATGAACTGCTTTATTGTACAATCCTTGCCATAAAGCATGATATTGCAGAAACGGCGCTGCAGGTCCTACCGAAATATTTCGGCGATGTCTACGGCAATGATG